ATGAGCAAGACATTTAACGGCGAACAAAAACTCAAACTCACCCAGATCATCAACGAAGGCATGACTGTGCTTCACGAGATTGAAACACTCAACGGTGGACTTACCGACACCATCAAGGCTGTGGCTGAAGAGTTAGAAATCAAACCTGCCATTCTCAAGAAGGCCATCAAACTGGCACACAAGGCCGAGTTTGGCAAAGAGAAGCAAGATCACGAAACCCTGGAAACTATTTTAGAAACTGTTGGTAAAACTCTATAAATATCTGCGAGTCGCTCACTTACGAGCATGTAGCAAGGCCAGTCCGGCCACAAACGGAGAACAATGAGTTATATTGACGCACTTTTTGATCGTGAACACGATCGCATTCATGTTGTAGAGCGCCGAGACGGCGTGAGAGTCTACAAAGAATACCCAGCAAATTACATTTTCTACTACGATGATCCACGTGGAAAGTTTCAAAGCATCTACGGCACACCCGTATCAAGGTTTAGTACACGCAACAACAAAGAGTTCCGCAAAGAAGTCCGCATTCAAAGCGGCAAGCAACTTTATGAGAGCGACATCAATCCCATTTTTAGATGTCTTGAAGAAAACTACAAAGACCAAAATGCGCCCGAACTACACACAGCGTTTTTTGACATTGAGGTTGCATTTGATCAAGAACGTGGTTTCAGTCCGGTGGAGGATCCGTTTAATCCTATCACCGCTATTTCAGTCTACCTTGATTGGCTTGACCAACTTGTTACCCTGGCAGTACCGCCCCGAGGTTTGAGCTGGGAAACAGCACAGGACTTGGCGAAAGACTTTGAGAACACTATCTTGTTTGCTGACGAAGCAGAAATGATCAAGACCTTCTTGGACTTAATTGATGACGCTGACATTGTGACTGGCTGGAACTCAGAAGGCTATGACATTCCCTACACTGTCAACAGATGTGTGCGAGTGCTCAGCAAAGACGACACACGTAAATTCTGCTTGTGGGGGCAACTGCCCAAGAAGCGTGTGTTTGAACGCTTTGGTGCCGAAAACGAAACCTATGATTTGATTGGTCGTGTGCATATGGACTATATGCAACTGTATCGCAAGTACACATATGAAGAACGCCACTCATACTCATTAGATGCTATTGGTGAATACGAACTGGGCGAACGCAAAACACAGTTTGAAGGAACACTGGATCAGTTGTACAATCAACACTTCAAGAAGTTTATTGAGTACAACCGCCAAGACACAATGCTTATTGCAAGATTAGATAAAAAATTGCGTTTCTTGGATCTTGCTAACGAACTTGCCCATGCCAACACTGTGTTGCTACAAACCACAATGGGTGCTGTGGCAGTGACTGAACAGGCCATTATTAACGAAGCACATGAACGTGGTATGGTTGTTCCCAACCGCAAGCAAAGACTCACAGACGAGGACACACAAGCCGCAGGTGCGTATGTTGCCTATCCTAAGAAAGGCGTGCATGAATGGATTGGAAGTGTGGACATCAATTCACTGTATCCATCAGCAATTCGTGCCATGAACATGGGTCCAGAAACCATTGTTGGACAATTACGCCCGATTATGACCAACAAGCTGATCAAAGACAACATGGCCAAAGGTGATTCATTTGCGGCTGCATGGGAAGGCTTGTTTGCATCACTGGAGTACACAGCAGTGATGGAACAGCAACGTGGTACAGAGATAACTATTGATTGGGAAAGTGGCGAGGAGTCGGTACATTCGGCCATGGAAGTCTGGCAGTTGATTTTTGATTCAAACCATCCTTGGATTCTCACTGCCAACGGCACCATTGTGACTTTTGAGAAAAAAGGTATCATACCTGGCTTGCTGGAACGTTGGTATCGTGAACGTCAGGAGATGCAGGCCAAGAAGAAAGAAACCAAGGATCCTAAAGAAATTGCGTTCTGGGACAAGCGTCAGTTGGTCAAGAAGATTAACTTGAACAGTTTGTATGGTGCTATTTTGAATCCCGGCTGTAGATTCTTTGACAAACGTATTGGTCAGTCAACCACACTAGCAGGCAGATCAATTGCCAAGCACATGGACGCTTATATTAACGAGTGCATCACAGGCGAATATGACCACACCGGCAAGGCTATCATCTATGGCGACACGGACTCATGCTATTTTTCTGCGTGGCCCATACTGAAAAAAGAAGTTGCAGAAGGACGTATGGAATGGTCAAAAGAAACTTGCATCCAACTGTATGACTCAATTGCTGATCAGGTAAACGAGAGCTTTCCAGCGTTTATGGAACAGGCATTTCATTGTCCTAGAGACATGGGATCGTTAATCAAAGCAGGTCGTGAACTGGTTGCTGACCGCAGTTTGTTTATCACCAAGAAGCGTTATGCTGTGAACATCATTGACTTGGAAGGCAAGCGACTGGACGTGGATGGCAAACCTGGTAAGACCAAAGCCATGGGCTTGGATTTGAAGCGCAGTGATACACCCAAAGTAATTCAAGATTTCTTGCTAGAAATTCTAAATAAACTACTTGCTGGTGCCGGTCGAGAAGAAATTGTAGAACGCATCCGCGAATTCAAGTATGAATTTAAAGAGCGGCCAGGCTGGGAGAAAGGGTCACCCAAGCGTGTGAACAACTTAACCAAGTATGCAGCTGAAGAGGCCAGGCAAGGCAAAGCCAACATGCCAGGGCATGTACGTGCGGCGCTAAACTGGAATCAAATGCGTAAGATGAATGGTGACAATTATTCAATGCAGATTGTTGATGGTATGAAAACCATTGTGTGCAAACTCAAGTCAAATGCACTGGGGTGGACCAGCATTGGCTATCCCACAGATGAAGCAAGATTGCCTGCATGGTTTATTGAACTGCCGTTTGATGACGGACTCATGGAAGCAACTGTTGTGGACCAAAAGGTTGACAACTTACTGGGAGTGTTGGATTGGGATTTAGCATCTGCTACCAACACAGAAAATACATTTACATCATTGTTTAGTTTTGAATGAAGCTTAGTGACCTTGTTGACTATTTAAACTTGCTGGAACTGCACAGTCATGAACCTGACTGCGCCGCTGCTCGACGAGCGCTGGACAGTGCTGTGTACACTGTGTTGAATCACAACATAAAGTTTGACAATCTCAGTCAAGAAGTTGTGGCTGCTAGAGCCAGCGTAGAAGCATCGCTTAACACATTCAATCTCAAACTGGCTGAAACCAAAACACACATTCAGTTTGAAATAGAAAAACTGCAACCCACTTACTATCAAAACAGCAGTAATCTCTGGGAACACGAAATGTACTATGAAACCAATGAGCATATTCTACAGCGTAGAATGGCCATTGATGGTGAAAGTAATATACTGTTGCGCAGTCGGTTGCGACAATACAGTGACTGGCGAGTACCTGGCATGATCATTAGGCCTGGGCTAGAGAATTTTATTGAAGACTTGGTGCCTCTTGACCCGTTGTACATTGTGGACCAAGCACAAGAGTTAGTGGCACCAGCCATTGAAAAGTTTACCTTGGAGTACCAACGCAGATTACGTGTGTATCATGTCAATGACTACTTGGACAAAGAAGTCCTGCGCGACTTGCCCAGCGATCAATTTGGTTTTATATTTGCCTACAACTATTTTAACTATCGTCCCATGGAAGTGATTGATCGTTATCTAGAGGCTGCTTATCGAAAACTACGCAACGGCGGTAGTTTTATTTTTACATTCAATGACTGTGACCGTGCACACGGTGTGGCCTTGTGCGAGCGAAGTTTTATGTGTTACACCCCCGGCGGGGAAATACAAAAACGAGCAGAACGACACGGTTTTGAAGTAATTGATCGTCACCTGGGCCTGGGTGACATTGCATGGTTTGAACTACGCAAACCGGGCACTGTGACAAGCCTAAGAGGTGGACAGACGTTGGCCAAAATAGTTGTAATGTAACTGTGCGGCCTATATAATAACCTATAGGAGTATACAATGAGAGATTATCTTTTAGATTTAGTAGAACACACATATGATCTTGGCTGCATTGACTTGATCAAGATTGTGGGCGATGACAAAGTGACACAAATTGTGGGCATTGCCGAAGACATGAGCGTGGTGGTAGAAGGTGAGTTGAAAAATCCTCACCCTGACTTTATGGGCACTTTTGGTATGCCCAATCTCAACAAGTTAAAAATCTTGTTGAACTTGCCTGAGTACAAAGAAGGTGCCAAACTAGGACTGAGCCGACGCAGTGGTGGAGAGCCCGATGGCATCAACTTTGAAAATGC